TATCATTTTTTCTTTGTTTTCAGTAGCACTGTCTAGATTCACCCAGCAGCACCGTACATCACGAATATCAATTTTCATCAAATCACTCCATTTAGTATTTCTTTCCTATATGATATTTAGGACATAATTCCCACTCATCTTTTTCTTTGTAAGATATAATTTTTAATTGCTTTAGACTAATAGTTGGCTCTTTTGTTTTTTCTTCATCTACTAATTCACATAAATCCCATTCAACTAATAAATTCGTGATAGTATTCCGTCTTCCGACATCGGTTTCATCTATATCACTATGCAAACCATCAAGGGAAAATAATTCTTTAAAATGTACGATATAATATCTACCCTTTTTATGCAAGATATGACAAGACTGATATAATTTGTTTTCTTTTCTAGATGATATGCCTATTCGAGTTAAAGTTTCTTTGATTTTCAGAAAATCTTCATCGTCTCTAAGTTTTATCTCTACAAGGTCATCTACGCTTATTTTGTTACCCATTACAACATCCTCTCACTTTTGGTAATTCCTCTTTATTTAGGAAATGCCGCCTTTTGAGAGTGATATCTTCATATTTTCAATATCTTCCTCACTAAGAATTTCTAATGCTTCCTTTGCCTTTCTATTATTGTATCCAAAATATTCCTTTATAATTTCAATATTATCTGGCAGTTCTTCTTTCATCCAAGGACTGTATCTTTTACTTTTCCTTATAGTTTTGGAAAGAAAATCGAATTGCATTTTCTTGTCTATGTGAGAATGAAAATTCATTTCATTGACTTGCATTATAGTATCTGGAAAATATGACAGGCACTTATTTACGATAAATGGTAGATATTTCTTTTCTACCAGTTCATCCTCTGTATCCATAATAGGCTTTTTTGTATAATTGATTGAAGATAAATAGTCACCCAATTTCATGATATATCTGTATCCTTATCAACTATTGCTACTATAGATTGTACTTTTACCAAAGCATATCCCATATAAGCCTCGACACCTTGGCGTTTATCGTATATTACATAGTCACCTATTTTAAAATCAGCAGGATAAACTTTTCCGTTTTCATTCATTTCTCCTGCACCGATAGAAATTACCTGACCTTTACAATAAAATGGATGGTCTTTTGGTTCAATATATAATCCTGATGATGTTTGATTGCTTTTTGCAGATATTTCTATTGCAACATAATCTCCGTGAGGTTTAAATCCTTTTTGACTCATTTGAATTCACACTCCATCATAATTTCTGTTAGACATGCTGTTAGATTGATTTCTTGGTCTGCAACAAAAGCAGATTTGTATTGATAATCAGCCAAAATTAAAATTGCTCTGGGAATACTCTGGGATTCGGTTGTTTCATATAATCCATCATATATCTTTCTAAAAATTCTAGTTTGGTCATTGTCTAAATTATCAACCACCCATTTCCTAACATCAGCAAAATTTTTATTTTTCATTGCAGTAGTCAATTCATTGATTTTGATACTACCTATTTTAGATAAAATACCAATATCAATAATACCTGCAACAGAATACCTTTGTAATTCATTAATTACTCTTCTAAAGTCAGGAAAATGTCTCATCACAAGTTGTGCTAAGACTCTTTCTTCATATCCTACTCCTTCCTCATCCAGAATATATTCTATCCTTTTTAATATTTCGGCAGCAAGTTTGGGTTTTTCTGATTTTGGAATTCTAAATTCAATATTTGTACACCTAGAATGTAGTGGCTCAATGATTCTATTTTTGAAATTGCAAGTAAGAATAAATCTACAATTCTTGGCAAATTCTTCAATGAATCCACGAAGAGCCGGTTGCATTGATTGTGCATTTGCATAATCAAATTCATCAAGTATTACTACCTTTGTTCCACCACTAATAGAAACACTACTTGCAAAATTACGAATCTTTGTTCTAAGTGTATCGATGTTTCCATCTTCCGAACAGTTAATTAGAATCCAATCTGAATCCATTTCATTACATAATGCTTTTGCAATTGTAGTTTTTCCGCACCCTGCACCACCAGATAATAGTAAGTTTTGTACTTCACCAGATTCTACTATTCCTTTAAAGGTATCTTTGATGTCTTTTGGTAGCACACAATCTTCAATAGTTTTTGGTCTGTATTTTTCACACCACAAAAATTCTTTTGTCATAGTTGTCATAATAATAATTATCTCACCGAGTCATATGGTGTATGAACATTGGTAAATGCTTTATGGTAGTTTGGGTCACTTACCATCATATCATCCAATAATGTTTCAAAAGTATATTCCGGCTCCCATCCAACATCATCCCGAAGTTTTCTAGAATCGCCTTTCAAGTCTCTCAATTCTTCTGGTCGTAAAAATCTTTCATCTAATACAACATAATCTTTATAATCCATATTAAGTTTACCGAACACATATTCACAAACATCACGAACACTATGGGATATGCCTGTTGCACAAACATAATCATCTGGTTCATTTTGTTGTAAAATCATCCACATTGCTTTTACATAATCTTTTGCGTGTCCCCAATCTCTTGTTGCATCAAGATTACCCAATCGAAGTTCTTTTGCTTCGCCTGATGCAATTGCTATTGCACCCTTTACAATTTTACTTGTGACAAAATTGGAGCCTCGTCTTGGAGATTCATGATTAAATAAAATACCATTACTAATAAACATCTTATAAGAATTTCTATAATTCCTTGCAATGTTATATGCAAAATGCTTTGCACATGCATATGGGCTTACAGGATTCATCTGTGTTGTTTCTCTTTGAAACCCATCTTCGTCAATGCTGTTACCAAACATTTCGGATGAAGATGCTTGATAAATTTTAGTATGAGGGTTTACAATTCGTACTGCTTCTAATACATTAAGTGGACCAAGTCCAGTTGTAGCGGCAGTATAAACAGGAATATCAAAACTAATTCGTACATGAGATTGTGCTGCAATATTATAAATTTCTATTGGTTCACATTCTTGTATGATTTGGCACAATGAAGATAAATCTGTAACATCTCCATAGTGTAAATGTAAATTTTCATTATCAAAACAACTATCAAGTCTTGCTGTTTGATTTTCTGCTACAGAATGTCTTCGTACAATTCCATGAACTTCATATCCTTTCTTTAAAAGAAATTCTGCAAGATATGAACCGTCTTGACCACTAATTCCTGTAATTAATGCTGTTTTTCCTAATCTTTTCATGGTGAATATGTTGAATCACTTTCTAATGCTACCCAATATGTTAGGTCTTTTGTTGTACTAGTAAATTCACTTACAACCTTTTCTGTAATGCTTACTTGATACCCGTCTTGGAGCATTTTTAAATTTTCTGCTTTAAAGTAAAAAGTAAAATCTGCGCCTGTCGTGTTGTCTCCAATTTCAATTGAAAAATTATTTGTTGTTGCATCATTCTACTCAAGTGCAACTAATTCTACCACACTACCATTTCAGCGAATTCCAATATCATTTACTTGTAAAACCGCAGATCCTATTATAATTTATGATAAATTACTTTCTGAAATAAAACAACTTACCACAATTTCTGGCATAACAATCTTTTTATTGATTGTTGTTAATAGTGAAGGTTCAGAATAATAATATTTTACTGCTGATTTGTTTGAGTTTGATGTAATCGTAACGAACTTTTCTTCAAATACAAACTCTGGGTCATCAAACAATGAAATTGTTCCCAAGAATTTGTTTAGGTCCCAAATACCAAATTCACAATCAAAGTTTTCTGAAACTTTTGCTTCTGCCATAATATTCTTTATGGGAGAAATTGTAGCAATAGTATTTCCAGGTTTTACTAGAATGTTTGAATTGATAGATGAAAAGTTTTTTAGGATTTCTAATGTTTCATTAGAAATTTTCAATCCACTTGTAGTGGTAGTCATAATATAATCTCCGTAATTATTTCACTAATTTTGTTTTTGATCTATGTAATCTTGAAACATATCTGGGTCGATATTTCCAGTTACTACTTCTTTTAAATAATCTTTGTCTGTAGTTCTTCGTCCACTTCTATTTCTTTTTTTAGACTTTCTCATAGATTTTGCAATTTCTCTTGCATCATCTTCATGTCCTCGGCCACGATTCCGATTTTTCTTTCTTGACATAATTAGAATTATACTCCTTTTCTTTTATTTATTCAATAGAATTCTTCTACATTTTCAAGTAAAGTTGTTAATTTATGTTTAACAAAATAATCAAATATTTTGCCATTTGTTGATGGTTCACATTGATTATATTTTTCCAATATTTCTTGCTCTATATGATTTGGAATCAGATTTAAATCCACTAATGTTTGATTTCTTTTCCAGTTATCACTGTCATTCCATTCATTTAGATTTTCCATAATCTGTGCTGCCTTTTTTGCACCACATGGTTTTTGCCTTTTATCTTCTTCAAGAAACACATTATCTTCCGTTAATATATTTGGTATACCGTCTGAAGCATCACCTCTGATAATATGTTCTGTTAAAAATCTTTCTGGGTTTTCACATTTAAGAAACGATTTTTTAATTGGACTATATTGCTTTACATTTTTATATCGTTGTAATTGTTGAAAATCTTTATCATTCGAAACAATCACAATTGGTTGATGCTGATGAAAGTGTTTGGTTAATACTGCAATAATATCATCTGCTTCGGTGTGTGGCACAGAAACATTTTTCCACGGAAAAACAGATTCAATTTCTTTTCTAAGTTTTAATATGCATTGAAAGATTTCATCCCAATCATGTTGAGATTTCTTTTGACTTTTTCTTCGATTGCATTTATATTGTGGAAATATTTCTTTTCTCCAACAATCAGCAGAATCGTGACATATCACTACTTCTCCATATTTATTTTTAAATTTGTTTGTGTACATTCTATATGTGTTTAATACCATATGGCGTATTAAATCTTCATCGGTTATATCCGAATACTTCATTGCTTGAAATATATTAGCAATAAGTAATTGATTATTGTCTATTAATATCATTTTGTTTTCATCTTTTCAAATAATTCTTGAGTTTGCCCAACTCTTTTCTTTGACTTTGTTTTCTTCGTCTTGGTTGGTTTCTTTTTAACTAAGGCGTTTTTACATGCTTGAATCTTAGGATTTGCACAATTTCTCATATGTCGCCTATCTTCTTTATTGGTATTTCTTTGATACCAAAATTGTTTTTCAATAAGAAATTCCCAAATACAATCCTGCTTCCATCGGATTTGTATTCGTAGGTCTACTCCTCTTTGAAAGTAAGGCTGATTTTCTTTAGATGCCCGTTTATATGCTTTTATATTAAAGTGTCTAGATAAATTTTCTAAACCATCTTTTAAATACTGGTCATACGATGCATTACTTAATATAGTTTTCATCTTTATATTATACTCTAAATACTAAGTTTGTCAAGGAAGATGTTTTATCTTTCTAATCCATTCCCATGCAGACCTTGTTAAATCGTCTATACTTGTTATTTTTGGCTGCCATTTTATTTTATCTTGCAACAGTGTTGGGTCAGCACAAAGAAAATCTGGGTCGCCAGGCCTTCTATCAATTTCTTCTACATCCATATTTTTTCCTGTTACTTTCAAACAAGAATTTACAATATCTCTAACAGAATATCCTACTCCGTTTCCAACATTGTAACTGTTATTATCTAAATGGTCTATAATTTCTATATGAGCATCTGCCAAATCGTCAACATGAATGTAATCACGAATACAAGTTCCGTCTTTTGTATTATAATCGGTGCCATATATGGATATTTTGTCTCTAATCCCGGATGCACAAGATAAACACATAGGAATTAAATTTTCTTTTTTATCGTATAAATAGTCGCCTATTTTATTTTCCATATTACATCCCGCTACATTAAAATATCTAAGACTTGCATATTTAAATTTTGGGTTTGTTTTGGCGTAGGCTTCAAGAATCTGTTCTAACATTACTTTACTTGTTCCATATGGACTGGATGGATTTAATGAAGCAACTTCCTTGATTGGTATATTATTTTCTTGACTACCATAAACAGCAGCACTACTAGAAAGAATAAAATTTTC